CTAACAAATTTGTTGACAAAACCTACAGGAACTGAAGCAAGATTCGGATCGCTGCTATATCTCTTATTCTCCTCATCTTCTAGTCGAATTTGTTCTAATGCTTCTCTACGCAGTTGATCAATAGAGCGTGGTCCGATGAAACCATCTCCCATTGGGATTTGATCTTGGTAGCCCGGCATGTTGTAGAAACCAGGACCTGAGGGTGCTTGGGGAAGAGTATCAACAAAGGTAGGCTGTTGAGCACCACCTGGTAATCTACCGCCAAAATATTCCGCATCTGTGCGGCCATAAAGGGAACCCAAATTTTTAAGGCCCGTCTCAAAGGCCCTCTTTAAAGGGTCCGTTAGCATATTCATGCTTGGAACCATGGTGTTCCGTTGCGGCTGCGGTCTGCCGTAAGGATCTCCGGCGACGACACCAAAGTTTCTCCGGCCCTCCAAAATATCAAGGACTGATCCATTTTGATCGAAGGCTAGTTGAGGGCCACTGCCTTTATCCTGACCCCCAGTATTAAAGTTAAGGCCAACCATGTCCGCCCCAAGGGTTGCCCTTTGCATACCCTCAAAATTACCAGGTGCACCTGGTCCCATACTGCTGTAATACATTTAATAACCCTCTACATTTTGAAAGAAAAAGCGCTATTACGCCTCTTCTTCAGCCCCCATAGAACCCATAGGACCCATAGGACCCATAGGACCCATAGGACCCATAGGACCCATAGGACCCATAGGACCCATAAGACCGCCTCCAGTGAGTTGCGCACCTGCGCTATACATACGTTTAACGTCCATTGGAGTTAAAGGTCCATACATGGCCATGCCGTTGATTGGCATTGAACGTTGTAGATAGCCCATCGCTCCGCTAGGACCCATTCCCATCATTCCTGCTTGCATAAGGGCTCCTGTGTTGCCAGGTGCGCCGGGCATGTTGGCATCGCCACCGCTCATCATCATGGTTCTAAAAGCTTTTTTACTATTCTATTGGTATAAACTTTTCAGGATCATTTACTTTTGTAAAAATAATGCCATTTCCTTTTAAGCGAGAATTGAGGACATCACCCTCGCTCCAATCAAGAATATCAAGCAGTTCATCTGATAAGATCACATAGCAGCTGCCATCTGACAATTCATTGATCTCAGTAATTTCAATCATCTTTCAATTGTTCTTTCAACAAGCTTATCAAGCTTAATATTAATTTCTGAAAATGTATCGTTCATTCTCTGCATTTCTCTTATGTAATCTGCTTTTAATACATAATCAATTGGCATTCTATCTACTTTGTTTTCTATCTCTCGCATACGATTGCCAAATTTCGAGAGAGTCCATCCACCCCCCGTTATTGCTGCTATGCCAACAGCTATTAAATGTTCCATGGGGGTGCCCTCTTTCCTTTATTATAATTTTAAAAATCCACTTGTAGATTACCTTTTCTAGACAAACCATTCAAGAGCCAAACCAAAGCATCAACGCAGTCATCATGACTAGCTACTCCAAAATTTGTAAGCTCTTCAAACATTGCCGTGAAGTTTCTATAGCGATTAAAGATTACTTTTCTTTCCTCAAATAATCCGATTGTACCTCTAAATCTAGCTAACTTATCAGAACGAAAACCTTTAACTGGATGCCATACTAAGTTCCACAGACTTTCTTGATTTAAACAAACTCTTTTAAAATCAGCCTCAAGACTAGCTTGGTAAGCGACCGCTTCACTATAAATGTCACATGTAGACATGGTGGGATAGTAAAGACCTTTCTCATCCTGTCCAAGAATATTCCAATCAACTAACATCTCTTTTAACGCATCTAATTTTTCTAAATTACCCATTACTCTTAGTCGACGGTAATCAATAATGTGTATTCGATCCTCAATTCTTCCTCCTAAGACCATGACTGTAAAATCATTTTTTTCTTTAACGCCTGAAGACAAATCAATTCCGACAGCGAGTGAATCGAATTCAGTAGCAATTTCAGCCTTGACTACTAGCTCTGGGGCAAGGGAAAGCTCATGCTGCCTCACAATTTGATTCATATACTGAAAACTAAATGCAACGGGTGCCTGTCTTTTCTTCTCTAATAAATAATCAATTGACCAAAATTCAGGCCAATAACTAAGTTGCTCTCCTGTTTCTTCATCAGTGTTTATAGCAGCAAGCACAACTTGATTCCAATTATTATTCTCATTGAATGTGGTTGCATGAATATCATCATGCCGAAAACGAGTGCCTAAACAAATAGCTCTACCTCCTTCAAACATCGTTGGTGCAATAACTGCATTCCAGTTATCTTCCATTTGTTTTCTAACATCTGGATTGGCAATATCAGATGCTGATTTAATGGGGTCATCAATCATGACCAAATGTGAACGTTTTGATGTAACGGATCCTTTCAGGCCAGCTGCGCATAAAGTAAATTGCTCTTCGCCTGTAGTATCAATTCCTGCAAATCTATGATCAATTGACCAGTACTCATTGGAAGTTACGTTTTTAAGTAACTTAACTTTCGGAAAAACTTCTTGATATTTCTTACTTTCAATTATTCTTTTAATTGTCGCAGATTTAGAGCGTGCAATATCTACTGTGTAAGAAAGATAGAGTATCTGTAAAGGCTTACCTGCAGTCGTGTGAATACCAATAGCCCACGCAGTTAGTAAACCTAAGACAGTAGATTTAGCAGAGCCTCTTGGTGCAAGAAGATCAATGTTTGGTCCGCCTATTTTTAATAAGCATTGTGTATCCAGTCGAGTAATAAACTGTTTATTCCATTCTTTATGATGTGATGCTGGCGGTTTATCTGCTACATACTCACAAAAGTAACCAAAATCATCACGCGCTTTTTCAAGTTGTTCGATATTTTTGTTGGGTTTAATTTGTTGCCTTGCTGCAGCTGCACGCGCATTTCTACGATATGCTTGATAACTATAAGAAGGCATAAAAAATTCCCTATTCTTCTACACTAACAAAGAATAAGGAAATTTTAACAATAAAATTAATTATCGCATTCTGCGGCGTGCTTCACGATTTGCCCTTCCAGGTCCCATGTCCATACCTTCAACTTCTTCTTCTTCTTCCATTCCCGGTGCCATTCCTTGCTCTGGGCCTCCCATATCACCAAGGGCAGCATTTAGCTGATTAGCAAAATCAGTTCGCTTCATGCTTGTTCCTTGCATGCCTCCGGTGTTATTTCCTTCTCCCACAACTGTATTCATGGGGTTTTCAGCACTATCCCCGGGAGTGTTGTACATGCCAAAATTTTCAGTTGATGCAGCGTCTTGACGCTCTAGCATCAGGTTTTGTAAATTCTCGTAAGTGTTATCACGAGCACGTTGATTTGACTGGCCCATCTTAAATACTGTATTTATTTATATTATAACAACTATTCTTCAAGTTGCATTCTCGCCCATACTGCCATTGAAGCTTCTTCTAAAGGAATAGAGATAGGGTCATCTTTAAAAATTGCAAGCAATTCACGGATGGCCCTATCTGCTCCGGCAAGCAATAAACCCTTTCTATCTTTCATTGTGGTAAATTCTTCAACCTGGGCGATGTTGCCTCGAATCTCACGCTGCATTTGAGCATTCCTGGCAACACCTACATCCCTTTTAATTAAACCGCTTTCAACATCTTCACGTAATTTACGTACATCCTCTGTCATTTCATTGATCTGAAATAAAAGAGTATGTATATGATCAGGCTTATCGAAAAGTGAAGTTACCCAAACATCACAATCCGCAACGGTTCCTTTGTAGCCAAGGAACCGTGCGTATATGTAAATTTCTACAACCGAATACTTGTCACAAGCAAAAGACATGAAAGTCTCTCTTGTAGAAGAATCCAAGTTCTCTACAAAGTGAGAAAAGACCTCAGAACTTATAAGCTCGTCGTGCTTGAGCGTTGTCTCGAGCTTCTTGTGTTCGCTCGGTTTTACGCTGTTCTGAGGCACCTTTTTCGATTGTTTGTCTTTCTTGAGCACCTTCTTCTCTGAGTTTACGTTCGCCAAATCGGTAGGCTAAGTCATAAGCTTGTTGATATCTATCAAGCTGCTCAGGACTAAAGAGTTCTTCACTCTTTCCTCCAAATTTGTTTTCCTCTTCCGAAAATGCGTCGACAACATTACTGGATGCCATGACTCATTTATCGATTGGAATTAGAAGTTACCGAACATACTGGAAAGGCCTCGTGAGTAGATGTTCTGACGCTCTTGAGCCTGTGCGTCACGGTTCTGGCGAATCTTGGATCCGGTCAGGCG